AATGCTGCTAATTTGTCTGCCGGATCAATGTTAGCAATTTTAATACGGAACTCATAGGTCTTTTGACTATCAGTTAAATGTTGCAGAAAATTCTTCATAGTTTTATATATCCTTACAGTTATTTATTCAAAATTGCTGTTTTAATCTGGCTTGCTTTTGCCTAATATCTGTGCTAATAGTGCGTTTCTATCAAGTACTACACCACCGCTACCATCTACTGCATCGAGCAATTTGTCACCGTCTGTCTTGCTGGCATCTTTGGCCGCTTGCTGGTCTAATCGCATCTTTTTAAGTTGTAGATCAATTGTACGTATCTTACGGTCAATTTTAGCCTGTTTAGCAGTAATAGCGTGACCTAGTAATGTACCTGCTGTAGCCAGTATGTGCCCGCTAAAACGTGCTTCTACATTCATACCTAGATCCATTAGGTCCTGAAACTTGTCTTTGGCTAGATCACTTAATTCATCTAGTTCTTTATCAGTTACATCTAAATCGTTAACGTGTGGTAGTGCCGCATCAATCTTATCAATAGCAAGATCCATTTCGTCGATGAGGGCTCTATTTTCTTCGATTGTGGTATTTGCATCATCTACTGTAGATTCTTCAGTAGGAGCAAGATTAAATAATTCTTGTAGTTTTTGGGTCATAGTAAACTATTTATAGTTTAACGTTTGGTGTTTTTAAAAATATCAAATTCTGATACTACTCTAAAACGCATACCATGTGATTTAGCCCATTGATCTGCCATGGCCCATTTGGCTAAGTTAATTGCTACTGATAGTTTATCACGATAGCTTTTAGCCGCTTCCATAGTTGTTTCTTTACTAGGTTTAATTTCAATAAGTTCAGTATGGCGTTGTTGATTTGCATCTAAGTAGACTACAAGAAAGTCCGGAATGTACACAGTATTCTTGCCAGTTACCGGATTGCGATATGGAATAGTAATTGCTTCGCTGGCCCAGTTAATAACAGATGGGTTATTATCAGCAAAACACATAAATGTGAATTCCCAACTACTCCGATAAGTGGGTGCTCGTTTTCCTATATATTTTTCTGGATTTTTTATAATATATTTTCCGCTAGCATACTTTGCCATCTCTATATCCTTTACAATTTGTGTTGTGCCAACGCGAATAATTACCTTATGCAAGGATAGATCGTGCTATATATTTGTTTGGTTGCGGACTGTTACTAAGTCCTAGTAGACTAGTACCTACTCTATTTAAATTAAGAAACATTGTTAGGTATGCATTAAGTTCATTTTTATTTAATTTACGAAATTCATCGAGTATTGTTATTGGGTCAATACCTTGAGTTTGAGCTGTGTATATCACAGAAGCCGCTAATGCCGTGCCGCTTTCTTTATTACCTGTTACGGTTTGAAAATACCCAACAATAGTATCATCAACGTTCTGACTAATTGTATAATCAGGTTTAAAAAAATTATTAAAATAGGCGGTTGTACTATTTGTATTGATGTTTGATGGTAAATTTCCAGTTGTTGACATGTTATTTCCTTTAATTCATGTTACCTGAAGATCGTCTAACTCCAACTAGTCCTGGTATAGAAGTAGTTGCTTTAGATAATCCTGTAGATATACTTGATATAGTCGGTACGAATACTGTACTCTGTGTATTTTGCCCACGCAATATATTCATTGCATCCTGTTTTAGTTCGGCTGTTGCTGCAGATTTGATATCAGTATTTTTAACATTTCTACCTGTGCGCAATGCGCCCAACGCAGCGGCACCAAAGTTGCCGGCGGCTAAGTTAGTTAATACATCGCCTGCGCCTTGTACTATACCGCCCTGTCCAAATAAACTGTTTGTTCCGCCACCTAAACTTGTTAGTGGACTAGCTGTTTTGTCGTAATGTACTTGTGCAAAACCCTGTACTTCGCCGCTTGATACCGGTCCGGATTCGTAATGTATTGCTTCATATGCTACTGTCATACTATGTTCGATAGGACTATAATCACCAGCAGTATGTTGTCCGTGTGCAAAACTTTGTATCGTTGGATTTATTAAAATATAACTGCTGAACGATTTTTGATGTAGGCTATAAATTCGAATAGCTGTAATTAGGAGCTCCGGTGCCGTTGGCCAGTGGGCTAAATCCCCAATTCTGAGAAGTACGTTTTTGATATTTAGATTCTTGTTTATATACCGGCTCTTGTTGTTCCCAGTCTCTGTAATAATATTGATAGTAACCCTGCCAAAAATCACGCACTACGTTAGAACTGTCATCATGAAATGTAAGACTAACTGGATCATAATTAATTCTTTCTTGATGGATCATTTTTCTGTTATAGGCATTTAATATTTTATTTTGCACAGTGAATTTAGGCAAGGTGACTGTTTTTGCCATCATGCCTATTTCAGAATTGTCGCCAGGTTTTATATTTGGGTTAATATCAATGAACACATGGAACATCGTTCCAATTTTAGGACTAAGTCTATACAAGCCGTCAACAAAAGTCTTAGAGGCATGTTGCCAGTCTTTTATATTATCGCCTGTGCCTAATTGTGTTAATAATTGGTTAAAGAATCCAGCTGCCATTTTTGCTATCCATTTATATTATTTATCGCCAAAAAAAAGCCCGGTAATAACCAGGCTTTTAAGTTGTTTCATTTACGGGTATTAACCAGTAATTGTGCTACCTAATGTTCTTGCTACAACACTACCAACACCTGTACCAACTGGAGTTTGGACAGCATTATCATACCGAATTGTTAAACTAATTGTCATTGGATCATTTGTACCGTAGTTAGAATCACCATAGTCTGCACTTGACAAGTAGCAACCATACATTTCCCATGATTCAAGAATTGTTGGCTCACTTGCGCCATTGCCGCCATCTAAGGCTTCCCAACGTGTGACAAATTTATAGTCAATGCCACTAGAAGCACTAGCTTGTTCCATAAAGTCGAATTGTTTTTGTAGTTGTTCACCAACACGTTTGCTAACTTCACCAGACGCATCATCACGTAGTTGGCAAGTAACTGCTGTCCACGTTGGTTTGCCTGCTAGATAGACTTTACTGTTGTACACTGGAATTAAAATTTCTTCAAATTCTAATGTAGGACGTTTAAAATCCATAACTTGTTTAGTTAACTCAGTACTTGGTTGACTAACACCGAAGTTTTCAAATGTTACGCGAAAGCGGAACTTTAATTTAGGCATTAACAAACCTTGTGCGCTGGCGCTTTGGTTTGTACTTAGCGGTACGGTAAACTTGCTCAATGATGATGTTGCCATCTTAGTATTCCTTTTATATATTTAGTTCTTTCTTAGTACATAACTAGGGAAGTCACCTTCCCCATTATGTGCGTACTTTATTATTAAACTCCAGCTGCAATGCCACCTGTATTTTTCAATCGTACCGGAATGTAGATGAATTCAATTGCTTTAACTGGCTCAATTGCAATATCAACATACAATTCATTACGGTCGATTCGATCCGGTGTGTTGTTACTTGTATCACAAACTACCAAGTAGTCATAGATACCACGTTTAGCAACTACATCATTAAGTACTGATTCAAATGCTTGTTTAACTTGGTTACGTGTAATTGTATCGTTTGGTTCAAATATGAACGGACGAGCAACTTCATCTAATACTTTACGTAAGTAACATACTAAACGAGCAACGTTAATACGATCCATTGCACTTGTTAATGCTGAACGAGTTTTTTGACCGTAGTTTACTAAACCAACACCTGGTAATACTGTAATTGGGTTAACTCTTTGTGTGTACAATACATCACGTAGACCAGCAGTAACACCAATGCTACGGAACGCATTACCGTCTGTTGTGTCAACATAACCAATTGCACTAACATTATCAATTAAGCCACGACGTACACCAGCTGGTGCAAACCATGGATAGCTAACATTGTCGCTACGAAGAATTGTACGTAACATCATATGGCTCGGAGGAACAACAACACTTTCGCCACCTAAGTCTGTACCTAAACCGCTTGGATAGAACACACCTAAGTATTCACTTGAGCTTACTAAACCATTCATACCGTTATCAAATGCAAGATTTTGATTGCTTGCCCATGCTTCAATTTGTGTTGAAGCTGAATTTAATGTAAGCGGACTA